ATTTAGTCCCCGCTGCTTCAAACCCCGCTTCAGAATCCCCGATTCGCGGGCAGCTAAGCACAACGGATGACACAATAGCTCCCCCAAAAGAGTACGATGTTATTACTCGGGAAAACCCCAGGGCAATGATAAACCTCATTCCTGAAGGCTACCGCAACATCATCATGGAAACAGTAAATTCCCCTGATAACCTAGACGCTTTTACACTTTATCTTGCTGGGGACCAAGTAAGACTTGACAGGAAAGTTAACCCTACAAAAATTGACCACGCTCTTCGGTACAACTTGTGGACCCAATATTATAGGGCCCTAGAAACGGGGGCCTCTATTATGCAAATGGCACTCGTCTGCGCGGGTGTTACTACCATGATGACCTTTGATCGGGTTATTCGCTCCCCAAGAGTATTTTGGCTTCTCCTGCCTCCTACGGACTACACTCTTTCAAACCGTAGAGCACATGAAAGAAGCTTGGATAGAATGTATCAAATTTTAGAAATAGACCCCGCCCCAGAGGGCGGTAAAATAAATACTGCGCTTATAAATTTGCAGTTGAAAATTCATGCCATGTTGGATGCCCGCCTCAATGGAGCGATAACCCATAAGCATGAAGTTACCACTAAAAATGTTCACCTGGGAATTTCTGCTGATCAAATACAAAAGCTGTACCAACAGACTCAACAAGACGTGCAGAAGTTAGTTATGGACCCTGTGCTCAGGGATGAAGACATAATTGAGATTGAGACCCATCAACCGGATTATAAAAAATGAGTGGGGGCAAAGAAAAAATCTTTGAACAAAAATACCGTGAGTTACTAAAAAAACAAGAAGAAGAAAAATTTAAGCAGGAGCTTCCGCACCTGTATGGATTTAAGTTTTATAAATGGAGTAGAATTTTTTTCGACTCTAGAAATAAAATGTGTCTGTTATTTGCAGCGAACCAGATTTCAAAATCATCAACATCTATTAGAAAATGTATTCATTGGGCAACAGCTACGAAGCTCTGGCCAGAGTTATGGCCCTCACGAGTTCCGAACTTGTTTTGGTATTTCATGCCCGATGCAGAGACAATTAGAACGGAGTTAAATAAGAAGTGGATACCTGAGTTTCTTCCCAGGGGAGACATGAAGGAGCATCCTATATTTGGTTGGCACATTGAGAATTTGGATTCAAAAACAAAATTGCCCATCCTGCATTTCAATAGTGGTGTGAGTATTTCTTTTAAGACGTATGGACAAAAAGTTTCTAACATTCAGTCAAGTACAGTTTACGCTGTATTCACGGATGAAGAATTGCCTGAGAATTACTATGATGAGATTAAGTTTCGCCTTGCTGCTACTGACGGTTACTTTCACATGGTTTGTACCCCGACTCTCGCACAGCCTTTTTGGAAGCAGGCAATTGAGCCCACGTCGAAGCTTACTGAGAAGTTTCCACACGCGCTCAAGATGCAGGTTTCTATGTACGATTGCCTTGAGTACGAAGACGGTTCCCAAACCCGGTGGTCAACGGCAAGAATAAAATTAATCGAGTCTGACTGTAGGAATGATTTAGAAATCCAAAAACGTGTGCATGGGAAGTTCGTGCGCGAAGGAAGAGTAAAATATGGAGACTTTGATCCTGCTGTTAACGTGGTTCCTCCTTACAATATCACTGGCTGGCACCGTTTTGTTGGGATTGATATTGGTACAGGTGGTGGCAGACATCCTGCATCTATTGTTTTTGTGGCAGTTAGACCCGATTACAAGAAAGCAGCTGTCTACAAAGGATGGAGAGGAGATGGAGTCTTAACGGCTTCAGGGGATATTCTAGATAAGTTTAGAGAGCTGCGGGGTACTGAGGTTATGACGGGTCAGTTTTATGATCATCATGCACGGGACTTTTTTATTGTAGCTTCGAGGGTCGGGGAGCCTTTCATCCCTGCTGAGAAAGGTCAGGACTTGGGTACGGACATGCTCAATACTTTATTTAAAAATAAAATATTGGATGTTTTCAATGACCCTGAGTTATCAAAACTTGTGGACGAGTTGTGTAATTTACATGCGGATACCCCGAAGAAAGATGCGATAGATGATTTTATTGACGGGATGAGATACGCGACGACTCGTATTCCCTGGGATTGGACAGCTGTTGGAGAAAACCTTGAGGAGAAATCGGACCTCCTGGTTAAAAAAGTTAAAGAGGAGCATGAAAGGAACAAAGGCGAGCTTGTCAGAAGGCGCGAAATGATGTTGCCTGGAAATGTTGAGCAAGATAGTATTGAAAGCGAATTAGATTATTGGGGAAGTTTTCACGATGAGTTTAACTGAGAACATGAAAGAGAATTTGAATGTCAAGGATGTTTGTGACATAATACTTTCATGTGCGAAGAATAATGTGTCCACACTGAAATGGGGTACATTAGAACTTAAGTTCAAAGAAGACTCGCACGCCCCAAGCAAGGAGATAAATTCAGACCCCGCTATCGAGGCATATTCTCAAGGCCCTGAGAAAGAACCAACGATTAGTCCAGAGACTCTACAGAAAATAGAGCAGGACATGAAGCAAGTGGAACTTGATCTAATGATGATCAATGACCCAGCTCAATTCGAGGAACTACTTTCTACAGGAGAGATTGAGAATGAAGAAGATAGAAGAGCTGAATCAGATTTACCGTGAGTCAGAAGAAGTAGATAAAGATTTATTTGCTGAGCAAAGATCAAATGTACTTTTAGTAGCTGGTGAGCATTACTCTAAGGGTAAGTCTAAGTTCTTTGACCGTATCAAAGACTCCAAAGATATTTCCGAAAATCAAAAAATCAGAATTACAAAAAACCATATTCAGCGTGTTGTGAAGATATATCGCAACAACATTTTGTCGCAATCTCCTGGTGTAAAAATTGTTCCGAACAATATGACAGAGATTCAAGATCAGAAGACAGCAGAGCTTAACGATGCTGTTAGACAACACCTTCAGAAAAAACATGAGCTAGATGATTTTGTTGATAAAGTTGTGAGTGACTTTATTGATATTGGTGAGATGGCCGCAAAGATTTTTTGGGATGCTAATAAGGGAGAGTTTCTTGGTTATGCACAAGAAGTCAACGCTGAGACAGGTGAAGGGATTGTTGATGAGCAGGGTAATCCTGCTCCTTCTAAAACTGGTGTGTTTAGTGGTGATCTTGTTTTTGAGCGTATCCTTGGGTTTAATCTTTTACGAGCTAAAGAAGCTAAAACGATGAAGGAATCCCCGTTCCTCATTTACCGTAAAATGGTGAATGTAAATGATCTTAAAAAGATTGTAGGGAACGATGAAGAGAAATTAAAATTGATCCAGCCAGGGGCAGATCAGACGTATATGGTTTTCGATGCTCAGAAGGCTGAGTACAAAGAAAGTAAAACTGAGATGATGCTCAAAGAGTTTTACTATCGCCCATGTGTACAATATCCGATGGGGTATTTTTATATTTGTACAGAGCATGGGATTTTATTTGAGGGTGAGCTTCCCCTGGGAATCTTCCCAATTATTTACGAAGGTTTTGATGAGATGAAGACATCTCCAAGACATCGTTCAATCATTAAGCAGCTTCGTCCTTATCAGGCAGAAATTAACAGAGAAGCTTCTCAGCAGGCGATGAACTCTATTGTCCATGGGGATGATAAAGTTTTCGTGCAGAGTGGAACTAAGCTTACAAACGGTGGAGTTCTTCCTGGTGTACGTCAGGTGAATTATACGGGGATGCAGCCAACAGTTGTTGGTGGACGAAATGGCTCACAGTTTGTTGAGTCTATAAATAATAACATTGATGAGATGTATAAAGTGGCCAACGTGCTTGAAGATTCTGAGGAACTTCCTGCTCAGATGGACCCTTATACTCTTTTGTTCCGTTCTATAAGAAACAAGAAAAAATTCATGATCTACTCGTCAAAGGTAGAGAGATTTTTGATAAAGATGTGGGAAGTTACTTTAGAAACTGCCAAAGGGTATATGGATGAATCACATCTTGTGCCTATGATTGGTAGAAAAGAATACGTTAATATTGCTGAGTTTAAGCACGCTGATAAGAGAAGTTCCCGCATCCAAGTTATGCCTATGGAAGATGACATGGACTCGATGATGGGTAAGCAGCTCATGATTAACCATGTTCTTCAGTATGCGGGCTCTAATCTTGGCAAGGAAGATATCGGTAAGCTCATGCGCGTTTCTCCTTTTGCTAATGAGCAGGAAGCGTTTGAAGATTTCACCATTGACTATGATTGCGCGACTAATGACATTCTTGCAATTGAGCGTGGGGAGGTTCCTTACGTTAATCCGTATGGAAATCTTGAGTACACTGTCAACAGACTGACACATAGAATGAAGCAAGCTGACTTTAATTTATTAAATCCACAGATAATTGAAACATTTAGGGCCTATGAAAAGGCTTTACAGGATGCTATCGTGGAACGTGAAAGGAACATTCAAGCCTTGAAAGAATCCCGCATCCCGATTGATGGATTCTTAGTTACTGTACAGTTGAAGCGTACAAACGCAGAGACAGGAAAGCAGGATAATATTCGCCTTCCATATAGTGCAGTTCAATGGCTTGTAGAAACTTTAGAGAAGCAAGGCGCGAGTCAAGATTCACTCGAACAAATGAATCAAGGAGCAATGGCAGAAGCATCGCAAATGCTTTTGGGACAATTGCAGGGGCAAGGACAGCCCATGAAGCAGTTACCACAAAAACCCCCAATGATGGGTTAGTTTTTACAACATAAGGAGATGTGTTATGTCTGAAGCAATAGACAGCACAAGCAATGCAGGAGCCGCTTCGAGTGCACCAGCAAGTACCCCAGATTCATCGGCTTCTTCGGCCCCAGCGTTTACACCAGGGCAGGCACCAGAAGTTTCTAGCAGCAATGCTGCCCCAGAAAAGAATGGAAATGTTGCCGTAGTTCCCCCTGCTTTTGCCCCGAACTATAAGTTCAAAGTTTTGGATAAAGAGCATGAAATTGACCCTCTTTTCCAGACATTAATTAAAGATGTGGACACAGAGAAAAAGATCAAAGAGCTTCATGAAAAAGCTTATGGTTTGGACTCTGTTAAAGTAGATAGGCAGCTTTTAAAAGAGAAAATTGAGAAGCATTATGCGCCTTTGGAGCAGCAATTCCAGGGAATGACAAAATCCATTGCTCAGATTGATAAAATGATCGAAAATAATGACTTTGATAATTTCTTTGCTTCACTTCAAATTCCTGAGCAAACTATTCTTCAATGGGCAGTAAAAAAAGCTCAACTTATGAGCTTGACCCCAGAAGAGCAGCAAGCATATAATCAACAAGTACAGGAAAAAAATCAACTGTACCAACTTCAGCAACAAAATGCTGATTTTCAAGAACAGCTTTTTACTCAGCAAGTCCAGGCCAGGACTGCACAATTATCTCAAGAACTTTCTAAGCCAGAAGTCTTGAATGTGGTTAACGCTTTTGATGCCCGAGCAGGAATGCCAGGAGCTTTCAAAAACGAAATCATTAAACGAGGACAATTTTACGCGCATCAAGGCATTGATGCTCCTGTTGATCAGGTCGTAAAAGAAGTTCTTATGCTTGCTGGGCACGCAGCTCCTCAAGCAAACGGTATTCAACAAACCGTCGATAATGGTGCAGGTAATGGTGGGCAAGCTCCGCAACAGCTAATCCCCCCTCAAAAACCGCCAGTTATTCCGAATGTTGGAGGACAAGGTACTTCTCCTGCCAAGCGAGTAGTACGTTCCCTTGATGACATTAGAGCTTTGGCGAAACAATCTTAACCTTAAAGGGGTAAATCATGTCTACGAATCGCAGTTTTCAAGACATGCTAAATGAATATCTTCCTAACGAAATGTTACAGGAAGAGATGATTAAGCGTGACTGGC